GAAGACTTTCATAAGTCCGTCCTTAGAATAGTTTAGGTTTTCATTAACGGCCTTAAAATTACCCGATTCGTGGGCACATTGAGCCAAAAAATGAGCCAATCTTAAATTAGATGTAATGTTAAATTTTGACGCCGTATCAGGGATTTGAGATAATACATTGTCAGGTACATGACCTTTTAATTTTTCTACGTTTATCATATTTTAAAAGTTTTTATTATAATAAATATGTCAAAAATGTAAATGGTTTTTTAAAAATAAAACTATTTATTAAGTATGAATTATAAATTTAAAACTTATTTACTCCCTTCAATTATTATCATGTCTGTTTTTTTTATTCTTAAAACAATGATAATAATTGGTTATATTGAATCAACTCAAATTACTAAAGTTGTTGAATATCTTTGTATAATACTATTTATACCATTATTTTATTTTTTGATGAAATCACAAAACGATGAATTAAAAAGTAATTTATTAAAGAAAATAAAAGATGATGAGGGGTTTATTGATGCTGCTGCGATTATTTCAGTAGCGGATAAAAATGGTAAAATTACATACGTTAATAAAAAATTTGAGGATGTGTCCGGATGGTCTTTGGATGAAGTAATTGGTAAAGACCATAATATTGTTAACTCAGGACGACAACCTAATGGTTATTGGGGTAAAATGTATCAGACGGTAATGAAAGGTGAGATATGGAATGATGTTGTTACCAATAAATCAAAATCTGGTGAATTATATTACGTTGACACATATATTAAAGCGAAATTCGATAATAATGGTAAATTAGAAGGTTTTTCATCAATTAGACAAGATGTTACAGAGCTTAAGAAAAAAGAGACGGAAATCCGTAATAGAATGAATGCGATTAATAAATCTAACGCGGTTATTGAGTTTGATTTAGAAGGAAACATTATTTTCGCAAATAATTTATTTATAGAAACTATGGGATATTCTCAACAAGATGAACTATTTGGGAAACATCACAGAATTTTTATAGATGATGAATATGCAAAAAGTGAAGATTACTCTCTTTTTTGGAAAAAATTAAATGAGGGTATATTGTTTTCTGGAGAAATTGTTAGAATCAAAAAAGACGGGTCTTTGGTACATTTACAAGCCACGTATAACCCTATTATTGGTGTGGATGGTAAAATTTATCGTATTATGAAAATCGCAACTGATGTAACTAATTCTTATGAACAAAAGAAAGAGATTGAGAAGAAAAACACTTACCTAGAACATGCTGCTAAAATATTGAGACATGATATGCACTCAGGAATTAATACTTATATGCCAAGAGGACTTAGTTCATTAGAACGTAGATTAAAACCTGAAGATATTGAGTTGTTAAAGATTGAATCACCTCTTAAAATGATTAAAGAAGGTCTTAAACACTCACAAAAAGTTTATAAAGGTGTTTATGAGTTCACCAATCTTGTAAAGAAAGATGTTGTATTAAACAAATCTGAATGTAATGTAAAGAATATCCTTAATGATTATTTATCATCGACCGCCTATATAAGTCAAGTCATATTAGAAGATAATTTACCAACGATTGAAATTAATGAAGCGTTGTTTTGTACCGCGGTTGATAACCTAATAAGAAATGGTTTAAAGTATAATGACTCTGAAACAAAGTTTGTTAAGATATATTATGAAGGAGATTTAATTTTAATACAAGATAATGGTAGAGGAATTACTCAAGAAGATTTTAATTATCTGTCTAAACCGTATACAAGAAAAGAAGGTCAAAAAGAATCAGGAACAGGGTTGGGATTAAATATTTGTGTTGCAATTTTAGAAGAACACGGATTTACAATTACGTGCGAGAAAAACGAAATTGGGACTAAAATGAAAATAAAAATAAAATAAAAAAAAAGAAAAAAAATGATTGATTCAATTTTATTAGTTGATGACGAGGATTTATTCCATTTGGTTTTTGAGGATAGTTGTTCCTTATTAGACATTACATTGTCATTAAAAAGTTTAAATAGTTCTGATGAGGCGGCTAGGTTATTCGCCGATTGGCAAAAGAACTCAAGTGGTAGACCCGAATGTGTATTCGTTGACCTTAATATTATAGGTTCATCCTTTGATGGTATTGAACTTATTCGTAAGATTAATTTTGAATACGGTAATAACGTAGTTATAGGTATTATATCTTCGAGTAACGAATCGGAAGAACAGGCAAAGGCTATTCAAGCGGGAGCTCAATTTTGGATAATAAAATCTGATGATATTGAACCTCGTTTAGAAGAGTTTAGAAAAGATTACGAAGGTTATAAAAATAGAACCTCACCTTTTAAGGTTTATAAATAATGATTAAACTTAACAAAGAGACTAAATTACAATTAATAGAGTTATATAATACTAAAAATATAACTTTGGAGGGAAATATTGCCAAAGTTATTGATACCGAAAACGATGAAGATTTTAAAAACTATATTGAATACTGTGTTAATAAAGATAGGGAGACTAGAAAGAGGCGTTTGGATATAACAAAACAGGTTCAATTACAAAACAAAGAATTATCTGACCTTAATTTGGAAAATACAAAAATTATGTCCGAATTACAAGAAACTTTAAAAAATGTTGAGACTTCCAAAGAGGAGATTCAAAAACAAAATACTGAACTTGTTGAATGGAAAGAAAAAAATGAAAAAATTAGTTTAGAATTACAAAGTGAAATGGAAAAATCCGAACAAGCAAGACTTGAAGCGGAAAATGCCAAACAACACGCAATAAATGATTTAGATTTACTTCAGAAAAAAACTCAAACAGAACTTATCGGTAAAATTGTTAAAGTTGCTTTATGGGTAATCGTATCAGTCGGTATTGTAACAACATTAATGTATATTATCTCAATTTTTGCAAATAAAGACACTCAAATGATAGGTTCAACATGGTCAAATATGTTTGGTATATTATTAACCAACGCTTTTAGTATCATAGGAACAATAATGGGTGTTAAATACGCTTCAGAAAAGAAAGAAGATTAAGTTTTCTTTCTTGTTCTTTTTATTGTAGGTTTTTTATCTTCAGTCGGGTATTCTTTTTTATATTTCATATCAACTTCATATGGGTTATTACCGTTTTTTTTAGTATCGTATTTCCAAGTTGATACCGTATATTCATCTTCATACACAACTTCCCATTTACGATGATTTTGTTTTTCAATTTTTGGTTTCATTTTACAAATGTAATAATTTTTTTTTATATAAATACAAAAGAATATTTGTCAGGTGTATTTTTAATTTTATGACAAAATGACATAACAAATAATTTGGCATAGAATTTAATATCTCGCGAACGGACTTGATTCCATAATAAAAAAATAATATAATTAAAAAAAACAGTAAACTATGGGAAAAATTATAGGTATTGACCTAGGAACAACAAATTCATGCGTTGCCGTAATGGAAGGTAACGAACCAGTCGTGATTACGAATAACGAAGGAAAAAGAACAACACCATCTATTGTTGGTTTTGTTAGTGAGGGTGAAAGAAAAATTGGAGACCCTGCAAAAAGACAATCGGTAACCAATCCGAATAAAACAATTTACTCAATTAAAAGATTTATGGGCACTAATTTCACAGAGTCTAAAAGTGAGATAGAAAGAGTCCCTTATAAAGTAGTAAAAGGAGATAATAATACTCCAAGAGTTGAAATTGACGATAGAAAATATTCTCCACAGGAAATATCAGCAATGATTTTACAGAAAATGAAAAAAACCGCTGAAGATTATCTTGGAACTGAGGTTACTGAGGCGGTTATTACGGTACCGGCTTACTTTAACGATGCTCAAAGACAGGCAACAAAGGAGGCGGGTGAAATTGCAGGACTAACCGTAAAAAGAATTATCAACGAACCTACCGCAGCCGCCTTAGCCTACGGATTAGATAAGAAAGGTAAAGACCAAAAAATTGTTGTTTTTGATTGTGGTGGAGGAACTCACGATGTATCCGTATTAGAATTAGGTGATGGAGTGTTTGAAGTACTATCAACGGATGGAGATACTCATTTAGGCGGAGATGATTTTGACCAAGCGATTATTGATTGGTTAGTATCGGAATTTAAAACCGAAAATGGGATTGATTTAACTAAAGATTCTATGGCGTTACAAAGATTGAAAGAATCCGCAGAAAAAGCGAAAGTAGAACTATCCTCAACAAGTTCTACCGAGATTAACTTACCTTATATTATGCCGGTTGACGGTATCCCAAAACATTTGGTTAGAACGTTAACAAAATCTAAATTCGAACAATTAGTAGATAAATTAGTCGAAAGAACTATTGAACCTTGTAAATCGGCATTAAAAAATGCGGGATTAAAAACTGAAGAAATTGATGAAATTATTTTAGTTGGTGGAACAACAAGAATTCCCGTAATTCAAGACGCAGTTAAAAAATTCTTCGGTAAAGAACCGTCAAAAGGAGTTAATCCTGATGAAGTAGTTGCGTTAGGAGCCGCTATCCAAGGTGGGGTTTTAGCTGGTGATGTTAAAGATGTTTTATTATTAGACGTTACCCCACTATCATTAGGTATTGAAACAATGGGTGGAGTTTTTACAAAACTTATAGAATCCAATACAACGATTCCAACTAAACGTTCGCAAGTATTCTCAACTGCCTCGGATAATCAACCAAGTGTTGAGATTCATGTATTACAGGGCGAAAGAGCGATGGCGAGAGATAATAAAACTATTGGTAAATTTTTCTTAGACGGAATTCCTCCGGCTATGAGAGGTACACCTCAAATTGAGGTTACATTTGATATTGATGCAAATGGTATTATTAATGTATCCGCTTTAGATAAAGCAACTAACAAACAACAATCAATCAGAATTGAATCATCTTCAGGGTTGTCAAAAGAAGAAATTGAAAGGATGAAGAGGGATGCTGAATTAAATGCCGAAAGTGATAAAAAGGCCAAAGAAGATGTGGAGATTTTAAATATAGCGGATAGTACCGTGTTCAATATCAAAAAATCTATGACAGATTTAGGTGAAAAAATAACTGAAGAACAAAAAAGTGAGATTAATTCTATAATTGATAAATTAACAGAGTCAATTTCTAAAAAAGAAATAGATACCGTAACAACTTTAGTTAATGAATTAAATGAAAAGTTTCATAAGATAAGTGAGGAACTTTATAAAACAGAAGAACCTTCAGATATTAATCATAACGATGTAGAATTTGAAGAAGTTAAGTAAAATTAAAAACCCCTCAGTAGAGGGGTTTTTTGTTAATTAGTGTCCTGTGTATTATCGGTTTTTTTTGTGGTTTTGTCTAAAAACTTTTCTACCACATTACCACCAATACAAACCAAAACAATAACTTTTACCGCATCAACAAGTTCTTCACTTGGTTTAATAGATTCGTGTTGATACGAATTTAGTAACATAGTTACTGCAATAAATAAAAATCCTAAGAAAGCTATAACTCTCTTAATTGAAGTGTCTCCACCTCCGAACATTGATTTGATGAAATTTTTCATAATTATTATTTTTTATAATAAATATTTACTTTTCATCAAAAGTCTTTTATATTAACGACCTTGACCTCTGTATGATTTTGGTTTCTGTTCTTTTGGTCCGTAATGTTTTTTTAATTTACCAACTTTCTTTTTACCGAAAGAAATTTTAGTTGATTTAGTTGTTCCTTTTGACTTAGTTGTTGCCATAATTTATATATTTTTTAATATAAATATATTGAAATAAAAAAGGGGATAGTAGCGAACTTCCCCTTTTTCTGTTATCGTAACGATAACGGTCCTAAAAGTCCTCAGTTAAGAGGATTATTTTTCTTTAATCAACATTAAACATCTCTTTAAATATTCTTTAGCTCTTGGAGTTGGGTCAGAGTGATTCAATACCTTTTCAATATCTTTGACTAATTCTTCACCATGTTCATTTTCTTTATAAAGTTCTATCACTTTATCCATAGCTCTGTGACAATCATTATTTGTCTCATCAAAATAATGTTTATTTCTATAATTTCTTAAATGATTTAACAATTCATAAGATAAGTGTTCACCACCATCAGAAATATTTGGATGTAATCTTAGAGTTCTTAAAATGTCTAAAGTGTCAATCATTCCTTTTATACCCCCACGTCTTTTTTTAACGTTAGATGTATAATCATTGTAATCGTCAGAAGTTCCAACAATTTCATCCAAAGGCATTGTGTTGTCAGTTAAACATCTTGGTTTTTTTTCTTCTTTTTCTTCACCCATTTCTTCCAATAGGTGTTTTCTGATTACTTTACGAATATCAGATTCTTTTATCTTAATTTTTTTCATAATTAAATATTATTATACACATATAAATATATCTATAATAAGAATTAATCAAGATTTTTTTCGTTAATCTGAACGGTCTTTTCGAGCCAAATATCAAATATCATAAAATAAACCCACCAAGTTAGTTTTTGAAACTCAACCCCTGAAGAGTCTTTCCACGACACAAATAATAAGTAAACAATATTAATCATAATTGCTAACCTTATTATCACTAATATAAAAATAAAAAAGTTTTTCATTTTAATGTAATTTAATTTCAAATCTATCTTTCATCTGTTCGATTTTATCATCAGGAACTCCGTGAACATTCTCTCCATTATGTCTATTTTCAACAATGATAGTAAACACTTTATAACCATATTTTTTCGACAGTTCAAAATAATGTGTCATTTCCCACTCCATAGTAAAAGTGTTAGAAACTACAATCTCACGATACCATTGGTCGTTAACCATACTATCTTTCATATAAGTCTCAACTAAATCCTGACAATACTTATGAGCATCTTTTATCTTAGACCCATCGAACTTATATTCACCTGTTTCTTTATCAATAAAATATTTGTCCGCCTCACACACCAAAAAATCTGAATTAACCAATTTTTTAGCGAATGTTGATTTACCACTACCAGGTAATCCACGAACTATGTATAAAACTTTTTCATCCATAATACAATTATAAGGATATTTATTTGGAAAGACAAATATTATGGAATCAACGCCAATGAAATTAGTTAAAAATACAAAGGTATCTGATGAGTTAATGTATCATATTGTTAATGAAATACCTTTATCTGAAAATATATTTAGAGTTTACTCCGATAAATTTTTTGACCTTATAAATGAAGTTAGAAACTTATATAATAAAAACTTAATTAGTTTAGGTGAAGATGATATATGGATAATGGAGTCTGATTTAGGTAAAAAAGTGTTACTTGAAAATGGTGAAGAGGTTTGGCTTGACGCTCCAATGTATGAAGAAGATTTAGAAGAAGTTTTAAATGAGGCAAAACATAGAGGTAAAAATGTAAAATTAGGTAGTCCATTTAGAACGCCAGGAGGACCTAAAAAGTTTGCCGTATATGTTAAAACACCAAAAGGAACTGTTAAAAAAGTTACATTTGGAGACCCTAATTTAAGAATTAAAAATGCTAGTAAGGGTAGAGCAAAATCATTTAGGGCAAGACACAAATGCGACCAAAAGAAAGATAGGACTACCGCAGGATATTGGAGTTGTAATGTATCAAGATATCGTAAAAAATTGGGGTTAAAGTCTTCAAGGAGTTGGTAATATGAAAAAAGAAAAATTAATTAATTTTATTAACTATTATTTTAAAGAATTCGGTAATCAACAAATTATCGATGAATACTCTATTGACCACGATATTGATATATATGTTCACGACATTAGAAAAGGTAATGACGGTAAATTTTGGATTTTTATTGATAGTGAACCAATAAGATTAGAACATTCTATTGAAGATGATGACGGCGAGACTGTTTCTTTTAGTGATGTTGTTTGGGAAGAGTTAAAAACTTGTTTATCCCATCTTGGACTTGACATTTGGAATTTTAGATATTTTTTTAATAAGAGAACTCTTATGCCTAATGTACCATTCGACCAAATTAGTATTTCTGAAAATACTAAAGTTAGAGTTTTTAAAGAGTCTGTTGAAAGTGATGAATTGAAATGGCATAGAGATAGAGAAAATAGAATAGTTGAGGTAATTGAAAGTAATAATTGGTTCTTACAAATGGATAACGAATTACCAAAAAAATTACTTAAAGGTAAAAAATATCACATACCTGAAGGCGTTTTCCACAGAGTAATTAAAGGTAAAGGTGACCTAAAAATAAAAGTCACCCTTAAATAACCCCCTATTTATTAAAACGATTAAGAGCGTTTTGAGTAATAAAAACATACTCAGAACCCTTAAATTCTTCAAGTGTATTAGAGTTGGTGTAAGACATCGCCGACCTTAAATAGTCCTCTAAATTCTCAACCCACCCACTTAAAGTGTATTCCACTTTATTTGTTTTACTTATCCCTTCAGATGTTTTTAGTTCTGTTTTACCCCACTTATCTTGAACTTCTTTGGTACTCATACCTCTAAAACCCTTATACAAATATTTCTTTAGTAATGGCATTTCTTCCCAAATTATCTTAGAATATGTTTGATTAATTGGTATTAGATTAAATAACATTGTTGTAGAACAAGATTCTAAAGTTTTATTTAATACTCCACCCAACATAACATAATCAGCACCTAAAGCCAATGCTTTTATAATATCATCATAATTTCTAAAACCACCGTCAGCAATTATTTTTGTTTTATAACCACCATATTCTTTAATTCTGTAACATTCTGAGATTAGAGATGCCATTGGATAATGAACGCCTGTATTTGCCGAAGTTAAACATCCGCTACCACCACCAATACCGACTCTAACATAATCAACTCCAATTTCGCAAAACTTTTCAAATGTGTTAGGGTTTGCAATATTACCAACCATTATCTGATGTTTATCAGATTTTCTAATTTTAGTAAATCTCTCGGATAATTCGTGTAATTTTTTCATATGACCATTTGCAATATCAACCAAAAATCTTGTTGTCTCAGATTCAATACTACCATCTTCATACCAATTAACAACCTCTTCAAAATCTGATAATGATATTGAATTAAATGGTTCACTTCTTTCTGAAAATACGCCTCTCGGTAAACAGACCTCTAATGCTTGGTCTAAAAATAAACTACAATTTTCTTCATCAACAACGGTATCCATTGGTGAAACCATAATTGGTAAATTACCATTTTCATTATAAGGATTAATTTCTTTTCTTGAATTAACCGAACTAATTGCTTCAGGAACTAATGTAATGTCCTTAAAATCAAACTTTTTATTCATAATTAACTAATTGATAATCAATTATAATAAATTTTTTTGTAATAACCAAATTTTAATAAAAAATT